AAAATTGCGGTGGGACTTTACGGAAATATATAAAGGCACTTGTATTGCTCTCTGAAATTTGGACACCGTTTTCGCTTAGATACCAAGTTAAACTCGAAAGATCTGTATTCGCTTTTGGGCTTTTATTCCAGACTTCAAACACTGATCCTATCTCAGTTTCATTAGCCTGATTCAATGCGATATAATTGCCTTCATCGCCACCGGATTGAGTGATCGTTCGTTCTTCGGTCACGCAAACCTCAGGCCACTTGGCAGACTCCCAAGCAAACTTAATGCGCCGGCTTGCCAAATCTCTGACAAGATTCCATTCTGTTGTCGGCAAGTTGTTAAAATCAATACCTGCAAGAACAAGTATCTGTCTTAACACAAGCTTGTAATTGAGTGGATCAAGAGCCATACCCTACCTGCGTTTTGCCGGTGCCACTTGATTTTGAAACCATCTCAGGATGTTCACGCGCCATGCGTCTGCGGAATTCCGGATCTTTCCAGATCTCCTTCCCTTCTTTCCGGATCCACTCTTTATGGATCCTGCTGTCAACGACCATGACCGGAGCACCTAGCCCATCAATAGACCGTTGGTCTTGGGTGTGCCTGGCGATCTCCCGCTGTCGTTCCTGCGCTTCACGATGGCGTTGCTCGTAACCTTCCTCGTATTTACGCGCCATGTAATCCCGTATTTCCTCAGTAACGTCTGCCATAAATTTGTTCCTCGATTGTGAGGGGGAAAGCGAATCCCCCTCACGTCCGAGGGTGGGGTTTCTTTAACCTGTTGCCAGGCTAAATTTGATCAGTTCTTCAGTGCTGGGAGATCCATCAGCTTGAAATAATACAGCAACTTGCCTGCTGTGAAGTCTTCAAGATTGTCTCCTGTCGCGGTGAAACTGAAATCAATCGTGTCATCAACAGCATAGAGTTTTCCGTAAGTAATGCCGGTGTTTGTCGGCAACTTGTAGTCAACCTCTGTTCCAGCTGTGTCGATCTCAGTATTTGTCAGGTAGATGTCATCGTCATCACCATCACCAACTGAGTAGACCAGGCCGGATGAGCTTGGGCTGTCGAAGTCTTCCACGAGAATGTGCGGACCACCAAGGACAATTTGTCCAGCTTTCACTGGGATTGTCACCTCAATGGTTTCTGTTGCTGCTGCTGTATCCAGATCTTCGTGAGTAATGATGACTTCATGAGTCATCCCCAGCTTTGCCTGTGCTTCAGTTGTAAGCAAATTTACTTCTGCCATAATGGTATCCTTTCGATTAGCTAAGGTTTGTGTTGAATTGAGCCAACCCGACTGGATTGCGCACTTGCAAAGCACATCGTGCCTCGATCATAAAACGAGGACCACCACCACGATCTTCGAATCGCTCCACGGTTGGCGCCTTGTGGCTTCGCAGATCGATTTTGTCCATGTCCAGGAGGAATCCGCGACTGGTATCAGGTGCCGTCCCTGAAGGAGCAGTGAAACCAATGAAACTTGAAGGGACCACCTCGATGGATCCAAAGTCGCCCTCGAAAATCACAGTGGAATTTCGAATAGTTCCAGACGCTCCATCGTAGTTCAGATCGCGGCTGGAATAACCAGCAGTGGCGATTGTCCTTGTGAAATCGGTGAATGCTCGTCGAAGTTCGGATCCAGCGAAGAATTTGAAATCATTGATCATGCCAGTTGTGTCAAAAACAGACTGGAGCATGTCTTGGATATCAGATTCAGTGATGGATGCTGCTGCAGTCTCATCGATCTGAGCTGCTGCTGGGCGAAACGCAACTGGAACCTGATACAGGGTTTGATTTCCAATGTTTGTCGTATCCAGGATCCACGTTGAAAGACCACGGGTGAGATACGGGGCAGTTCCAGCTTCAGCCTGGTGTTCTTGATTTGACAGGAGTGTCGCTTCAATATCGCGCCCCAACTCAACCGTCTTCATCATGATGCTGCGAGCCATTTCATCGGTGACTCCAGCAACATTCGACACTTCCTGCGATAGACGCGAGACTTTCGCACTTCTGCGGAACGTCTGAAGGTAGGTTCTCAATATTTCTCGACGTTCTGCGTGGTTTTCGTAACTCGAAACGTCTGTCCCATCCAAAACTCCTCCAAGAGAAGGGGTTGCGTATGAATCTACGGGCCATTCCATCAGGGTATTCTGAGGAGTTGATCCGCGAGGCACTGAAGAGAGGAAAGGGGTTGCCTTCTCATCCACTAATGTGAGGACATCGAAAAGATCTTCTCTCTTTGCCGATTGGTTGACTTCAAATAATCCAGCAATGATATTTATCCTAATTTATCGGAGGTTTGCACGGGATTTGATCCACTGAGCCATTGCCTCCGGAGTTCTTTCTTTTTCCACCCTCTTTCTTGCTGCCATCAAATCCGCTTCACCAGTGCTGACCTGCCTTCGTTGCACAGCAGGTTTCCCAGGTTGTCTGGTTGGTTCAGGAGTCGGCGTCATGCTTTTATTGCCCTTCTTCGACTTCTCCTGCTCTATGTATTGGCCAACCAGTGACCGAGCAACCATCTGGTGAACATTTGGAATATCTGCCAGTCTGGTATTTCCAAACTCTGAGATGATATTGTTCACCCAGGCAGCAGGCTCACTGCGCGGATCACTCAGCCATGGATAATGTTTTGTCGCAACTTCAAACGATTTCTGCTGGTTGATGAGCTGCTTTTTTCGGTTTGGAATGTCGCTTCTCAGAAGGTCTTCTGAGTTAAACAAGATGTCCTCCAAAAACGCCTCAACGTCATCAGGAACATTGCCTGTCCTTTCTTTGACAGATTCCTCAACCGCATCCGGATCCCGCTTGTATTTCGCCAGATTCCGTTTTGCCCATCGTTCAGCCTCAATCGCTTCGTGCTCTAGGCTTTCAAGCTCATAAATAGTGTTTTTGCTTAAAGCCAACTTGTTAACCGGTTCTGGATCCTTCGGTCGATCCTGCGTCTGGCGCTTGAGATCGTAAATCTGTTGTCGCAATTCATCGTTTTGTTCTTCGATGCTTTTGTTGCGAGCGGTTAATTTATCGATCCGCTTTTGCCAGCCGCGATTTTCCTTCGGTTCCTGTGCTGGTTCTTCGTCATGTTGATCGTCTGCATTTTCCAACGATTCATCATGTTCTTGAACCTGCTCTTCGGCTTCCTCACCATCATTTCGATGGTCATATCCAGGCTGTTCATCATTTTGTGGAGTCTCGTCTCCACTCATTGAAGCTGCTAGTTGGTCGCGTATCGCTTGTTCTAGCCTCTCCATCCCACCAGTATTTTCGAGCGTAGATTCAGACGACTGGTTATCATCTGTGCTCGGATTAGGATTAATCATGCCTTTTTTAACGGTAGCAAGTCACCGTATCCAGCGCATTAAAGGTGGCGCAGTCACCCATAGTCAACCCTCGGAGGTCTTGAACATTCTTTATGACAATCACAGCAAACTGTCAACAGGCAAATCATGTCGGTGATTGCTGCCTATTGTTTGCTTGGGTGAAAATGTCGTTGATTAAATCAAACAAATCCTTCGATGTCGCCAGCCTTCCTGCTACGAAATGCCGCTGTGAATCAGTCAGATTCATCTTGGTTAATTCAGCTGAATCTGCCTGTGCAGCATCCTGCAAAATAAACATGATAGCCTTTCGAAGCGGATGCTCCTGGTGGACATCGAACGCATCAAGTATCCATGGCTCATATGGCACATGTTCAGTATTTTGATTTTCCTCAGACATTCTGGTTAACTCCTATTCTCCCGATCTGCTTGTTCTGTTGCTGCATGACACTCATATTTAAATTTTGCACATACCGATCGACAAGCTCTTTAAACATAGGCTCATTCTGATACTGCTCCATGTATTTCGGATTTGCTTGGATGATCTGATTCAAGAACTGCATTTTGATATTCGCAGTTGGATCATTTTCGACGTATTCAGCCTGGTTGCCCAATGACATGTATGCCACTTGGCTCTTCACATCGTTGAACATCTTCTGAGATGCTTCTGCGTTGTCTGTGATCAATTCTTCAGCCAATGATGGATCGATGACCTGAAGTTTTTTACGGATCAAACCAACACGATCAATCACACCAAGATTGTCTTCCGGAAGGATGAAATTGGAAATCGCCTGCAACTTTTTCTCGACAAACTCGTTGTCCATCTCGCGCACATCGAAGTGCATCTGGAAATTGTGCATGCCTGGATCCCTTGGAATCATTTCACCGGTGCCGGTAACTTTAGCATATCGCTCATCGGAGTCAAACCGCTGGATGAGCGCCCATATACGACATATCAGATTGGATTGATGTCTCAACCACCTGCTGACTACCACCTGTTGCTGGATTTGCGTTTCACCTGGGGGAATCTCCGGATTCGAACGTCCAAAGTATCGATCAACCCGCTTAATGATCTCCTCCATTGTTTGGAAGCTAATCTCCGGACCTCTCGATGGGCTTTCCATCCAACTAATGTCACCAGGCCTGGTTTCGGGAATCTGCGCTCCTGGGCCAATCTTGAGCCTTTGACCATAGCGTAAA